GTACTGGCGCATGGCCTCGCCGTAGACCGCGTAGTTCCACGGTCGGCTCTGGTAGCCGGTGGGCGCGTTGCTGGCGTACTGGGCGACCCACAGGCCGCAGTTGGCGCGCACGTCGCCGGGTATCTGGCCCAGCGCGCTGGCCTGCACGTACACCATCGGCCATACGCCGGTGAGCGTGTGGACGCGCTGGACGAACCGGCGAACCCAGTCGGAATTGCCCCACTGGGCGTTCTGATAGGACTCCCAGTCGAGCACGAGCACGGCCCTGCCGATGTAGTCCCTCGCCCGGCCGACGAAGTAGTCGGCCTCGGCCTCGGCGTTGTTGCCGCCGGCGTAGTGGTACAGGCCGAGGCTCTTGCCCCGGTCTGTCACGCACTTGGCCTGCGTGCGCCAACTGGAGTTCTCGAAGCCTACGCCCTGGGACACCTTGACTACGGCGAAGTCGTAGCTGGCGGTGCAGGTCACGTTCGAGGCCTGCCAGCCGGACACGTCGATGCCGACCATGTCGGCCATCGCGATCGCCGGCGTGCACGCGAGCAGCACGGCGACGACGACCGCGAGGATCCGCATTACCAGGCTCGGCTTGCTCTTGTTCTTGATGTCCAATTCCTCTCCTTACTGTTGATGGATATGGAAAAGCCCCACCCGATCGGGCGGGGCGGAATTTCTGATTGGCTGGCTGTTACCAGCGGTCGTCGCCGCCGCGCACGAACATCAACACGACGGTTACGGCGACTATCATCACGATGACGATCATCGATGCCTCCTCAGTTCGCGGATGTCCTCGCGCAGCTCCAGATGCTCGCGTTCGGCGTTGGCGACGCGTTCGTTCACCGTCTTGAACTCGCAGTTCATGGCGTCACGCAGCCCGTCGATCGCGTCCATGACCTTCTCGTGCTTCTCGTCCATGTCCACGCGCAACGGCGCCTGATGGTCGTTCGTGATCTCCCACTTCGTGGCCGACTGCTGGTCGCGCAGCCCGCGGATCTGACGGGACTGGATCACCGCCACTATGACCGTGGCCAGACTCGGCACCACCGCGATCAGGATCACCGCCCACAACGGGGTGCCTGCTGGAGGGGTCATGGATCGTTCCTTTCGGCGTATGCTCTGAGGTATGAGTGATGACGTGTTGACGCCGGGTGGTCAGGTGAAGGCCATCGGCGAAGGTGTGGAATCGGCCGGCAAGGGTGTGGAGCGTGCGACGACGGGCATTTCGAAACTGGTCACGTCGATCAGCGAGGCTGTTCGGTCCGGGGACGGAACGCGCGGAAAGCGGGCGATATTCCGCAAGTCCGTCGGGGACGCGCGCCGCTTGTTCGGCGACGACGTGCTGTCCGATGAGGAGGAGCACGCGCTGGCCTGGGAGTACGTGCGCACGGTCAACGGTTTCGAGAACCTGAACGCGGTGGGACGCATGGCCGAGGACGCGTGCCGTGCCGGCAGCGTGGATGTGTCCGGCGTCGATCGGCTCCAGCCGGACTGGTGGGACGCGTTCGAGGACGGCGCCTCGCACGCGTACGACGACGAGGTGCGGGCCATATGGGCCCAGCTGCTGGCCGGTGAGATCAACCGTCCTGGAACGTTCTCGAAACGGACATTGACGACGTTGAACAACATGTCACCGCTTGAGGCCCAGCGTTTCCGGGAACTGTGCTCCTGGTGCTTCGATGTGCGCTGCGAAGGCGAACCTCCCTATGCCGTGCCCCTGCTGGCTCAGGTCGACGGCAAAGGAAGGACTTATGGCGGATTCCCGTTGCCGCGCGGGACGGTCCTTGAGGACGCGGGGCTCGTCACCCAGTCAACCGGGCGGAAAATCGTGTTCCGGCCTGGCCCAAACGCCATCATCGTCAACGGCGACGTACGACAGGTATGGAACAGCGAGAGGCACACCGTCTGCTTCATGTCCGGATACTCATTGACATCGACTGGACGCGAGTTGGCGTTGCTGTGCGCCCACGGGACCGCGGAAGATGATATCCCGCGCCTCATCAGCGAACGGTTCGAGAACGATATGCCCACGATAGGGCAGTGGATTGTGCTGAACCCACCGTCCGGATCGTCCGAGTTCGTCCCATCAGCCGTCCATGAGACGGAACGGGCTCACCTGTACCGGTGAGGCCCGGAACATCCAGTCGCATCGGGGGATCGTCCCGTCGGCCGTCGGGTTGGCGATCTCGCCGGACGCGGCGCTGAAGTACCGGATGTAGTGTGACGGGACGCGCCCCGCCTATCGGTCGGGTTCGTCGAGTGGGACGCTGCCCGTGAGCTGGATCCATCCCTCGTTGCTCCGGATGGCGCCGGGGCCGATGGCGATTCTCCCGTACGCGTCGATCTCCAGCACCGGTCGCGCGGTCCATGATCTTCGCGGTCACGTCGCCATCGACCCGGCATCACCACCTCCACGAGGTCACGATACTTCCTTACAGGGTTCTGAGGAAGTGTTCGATGATGGTGCTCCGGTATTCGTGGGCCTTGGCGTTGGGGTGGGCGTCGGCGTCGGACAATCTGAACGCCTTGTTGCGCAGTTCCACAGCACGCGGGCTGACGTCGATCCCGTTGCGTCCGCCGATTCCCATGGGCACGGACGGGTCGCCCTTGAGGTCCAACCAGGGCACTCCCCAGTATCGGCAGATGTCCTTGATCGCGTCGGCGTATGTCTCGGTCATCCACGCGTCCGGTATGATGACGCCAATCTTCGCGTACGGCATGTCGGTCAGGAAACGTTCGAACACGGTGTTGTACGCGCCCCACAGGGTCGTGTTGCCGGTGTCCTGTCTGGAGCCGATCTGTTCGGCGGTTAAGTTGTATTCGTTCAGGCCGAACATGAGCGTGATATAGTCGACGTCGTTAGGGACAGCTAGGTAACGTTCCACGGAGAACGGGTTGTTCGCCCCTTCGATGTTCGTAAAGTCGCTGCCGGATATGGCCTCGTTGACTAGGGTCATGCCGTTGCGCTTGGCAATCCACCACGGATAGGATTTCACGGTCCCGAGGTCGTGGTCATAGTCGTCGCCGGTCAGTCCCGCGCCTGCGGTGAAGCTGTCACCGCAGGCGACGTACTTCTTTCCGTACAGGACGTTCGATGCATAGGACGCCACGTTCCTGGAATCGATGTAGTCGCCGAGTGCCACCGGAGCCGTCGAGACGACCTGGAATTTGTTCGCATCCGGAACGATGTATCCCAAGAACCCGAACCGTATGTACGCGCCACCGATCCTCCTGCACTCGCGCAGGGGCACGGTAAATTCCACGCTCGTGATTTTACTCGTGTCCTCGTTGTCGCCGAGGATGCGGATGAATTCGTAGTCGCGATTGTAGAGCGCGGCGGCGCGCGACTCATACGCCACCATGGTCCTCACGGTGATGTACGTGTCTCCGAGCAGGTCGAGGTCGATGTAGTCGGACGTGTACCCAGAGTCAAATGGGGTGGCACCGCCCGATGAGTTCAGGAACGCGCCGGACGTCATCTCGTCGTACCTCGGGCTCAGCACGGTCTCGTCGCCGAGGAGAAAGCCACGCCCGTACACCAGGCCTTCCACGTCGGACAGGACGCCGCCGACGGCGTCCGACACCCTGCCGACGTTAAGCGCGGTCGCGTACCTGCCGTCCAGCATCCACCGTATGGCCTCGCCGTCCTTCTCGCGCAGCGACAGCGTGACGTCCGAGGTTGAATCCGTCCATGCGAACGACTGGGCACGCATGTACGAGGCGCCATCCGGCACTTGGAACACGTACTCCCCGTTGAGGTTATCGGTTCTAACGCTCCCGACATTGCGCATCAGCGAATCGTAGAAGAATACGAACGGCGCGCCGTTGGCCGATCCCGTGTACACGTACTCCTCGCCGGCCGACGCCATGACCACGTCGGTCACGTAGCATAGGACCCCGTCGACGGTTTTGTATCCTATGCCGCTGTCGTGCAGTACCTCGCCCCTGTGTAATATGACGCGCACGCCCGACACGCCCGACGCCGACGCCTCGCTCACCGAAACACACAATCGCGCCTGCGCCCTGACTGCCTCGCCGGCCGACCCGTACGTTGTCCCGTCCGCGCCCACGCGCACGTCCCTCAACTCGGTTCCCACGTCCCCGCCATCCGACCCGGACGCGACGACCACGTCCAAACGGGACGACAGGGCGTTCAGACGGTCACGCATGTCCCCGGCCAGTTCGGAGGCCGCCGTGCGACCCGCCTCCAAACCCGCCGCGCCGCCCGCCGACCGCGCGGCGACGACCACATCCGAAGATGCGGGCATGGTCGCCTCGATGATGTCGACTATCTGCTCAGCCATACCAGATCCTTTCCGTTAGTAGTTCAATCCGACAGGGCGTAATAGCCCCAGCCCAACGTGCGTCTGGTCCCGCCGTCCGGCGACGTGACCGTGACCTTCCACTGACCGCACCGGCGCGACGCCCACACCGCGTCCGCGAACGCCGAAGGCGGGATGTCCGCAATCGCATACCCGTCCGATGTCATCTCCCCGCACGCACGCGAATACCACAACTCCGAACCATCCGGACTGCGCAGTTCGACCACGCCGCTCCACGAGCTCAGATCCACCGCCTTCACGGTCCCGTCCGGATACCTCTGCCGCCACCGGCCACCCAAACGCTCGCTGTCCCCACGCACCAGGCGCAGGTCCGCGCGACCCACCTTCCTGCCGAAAACTGCCATCAGATGCCTCCGATCAATCCACAGGTCACGCCGGCGTGCCCTGTTCGAGCTTGCCGACCCTCGCCTCGAGCTTGTCGAACCTGTCGTCCACCTTCGCGAAGTTCGCGTTCAGGGTCGGGACCAGGTTCGTGTTGATATACGAGCGAATGCTGTTCTCAAGATTGCTTTGCATCTGGCCCAGCTGGGTCTGTTGCGACTGCAATGTGCTGAGCATGCTCGCCTGCTGGTCCTGCACCGACTTCAACTGCTTCTGCTGCGCCGCGAACTGATCCTGCTGCTCCTTCAGCATCCGCTGCTGCTCGGCCAACTGTTCCTGTTGCTGCTGCAGTATGACCTGCTGCAGGCCCTGTGCCTGGGTGAGTTCGTCGAGTTTCGAGGTCAGTTGGGTCAGTTCGGTGCCGGTGGGCCGGTTCGCCTCTTTCTTCGATGCCTCGCGTTTGCGTTGCGCGTTGACCTGACGGGAGGCCCAGTCGGCGCCCGGCGACGAGTACACGCGGGTCAGATCGGTGACCGGCGTATCCAAGGGTTCGCCCTTGTCGGCGTCGACGCTCGTGACGACGGCTTGTGCGAGGAGCCTCATACCTTCGTCGTTTGGGTTGATGCCGGTGGCGTGCATGTCGTGGTCGGAGCCACAGATGGCGCGCATGTTGTGGATGACGAGCGCGTCGGCCGAGGTGCCCGCGAGGGTGATCGCGGTGAGCACATGCCCCTGTCGCGCGATCGCCTCGGCATCGGTGGCATCGGGGATGCAGCCGGGACCTACGCCCACGACGATGCGCGCCACGGGAAACAGCCTCTTGGCTTTGGCGATCGTGTCCGCGACCGTCTGCTGCATGTTGGCCAATGACTCGTAGGAGTCGGTCAATCCGGCCATCAGGAACACGTAGCCGACCTGATCATGTGGATAGCCGGCATCCGCGTTGGCCGCGTCGAGCTGCATACTGATGGTGTTGCCGTCGATCAGGTATCCGGCGTTGGTTTTCGCGTAGTTGTGTTCGGTCAGGTTCAGTTCGCCGCTGGCCAGCGTGCTGTACCGTTTCGCCGTCGCACTGGCACCAGTGCCCTGGGTGACGCTGTCGCCGCACCATACGGCGTGCGTTCCCGCCGGTATGGCGCGGGTCTGGTTGATTCCGCTCACGTCTCGTTCCTTTCCTGGGCCTGCAGGGTGAGCCAGTCGCTGTCTGCCGAGCCGCTCAGGTCGGTGATCTTCAGTCTGAGCAACCGGGAGCCGAGGTGGTCGTCCTCGACGCGCAGGTCGGCATGGTCGCCGACTTTCACATGGTGTTCCTCGCCGACCTTGACCTTGTAGGTTTCCGCGGGGAACGCGCCCTGGGCGAGGTCTCCCAATGCGTGGGCCTGCAGCGTCTTCAGGTCGCTGACCGTGGTGTGCGTGGTATCCGCGGACTGGCAGAACAGGTAACCCTGGTCGGTGAGCCGGGCGGTGGTGCGCCGGCACATGAGGGTCTTGTCGCCGTCCTTGCCGCCGGTGAGCCACGCCTGCGAGGTCATCGACCCGCCGGCCCCGGCCACCGAGGAGAGGATGACGCGCTGGCCGGGTATCACCGCGTTCCACCGGTGCGTGGAATCCGCAAGCTCGGCTCCGGCATGCAGGTCGAACACGAGGCTTCCGTCGGGTCTGATGCGCGGGTCGAAACGTATCTCGATGCCGTGTTCGAGGCTTGTCAGGTCGAGGATCCGGTCGGCGCAGGTGGCCAGATCCCACGCGTAGTAGGTGCGGGTCCTGTCGCCACCGGTCACCGGAGGCAGGCTGATGGGCAGGCCGCCCCATTGCATGGCCTCGGCGGTCAATCCGCGTGCGATGTCCGCGTAGCTGCCTTCCAGGGTGAGGTCCATGTCCCCGGCGGGGTGTTTCTCGTCGAGGAGCATGCTCCCGTCGCGCCATGAATCCTTGAGCGCATGGTTGATGACGAGTCGTTTGGTCAGCAGGGTCAGGCCGCCGCCCACAGTGAGCTTCAGGCTCCGGTTCTCCGCGTCCCACTCCCAGTCCGTCAACGGGCCCGCATGCATGACCTCGAAACCGCCATTGACGGCGCGTTGCAACGCGATCAGCGCCTTCCAGCAGCGCAGGGATTCGAACAGTCCGAGTCTGGCGGCGGTCCGCGTGTAGTCGACGGTCACGTTCATGGATCCCGGCTGGTTCAACGATTCCGTCCAATCGGCGGCCGTGTAGGGCAGC